ATGACAAAAGAAAAAGTTACTGCAGAGATGAAATATCGACTCAGCAAATATATTTTACAGGTGTTATTGGACGAAAAACTTATAACAGCCGAGGAAGCCATACAAGCAAAAGCTGTTTTGCTTGATAAGTACAATCCATACACACGTTGCTTGGAGGAGGTGGACACATGGCAGAGCGAATTGTAGAGTTGGTTCGTCCAATAGCTAAAATGCCACTCTTACCAGGCGAAAATAGCAAAAAACGTGTGGCAGCTTACGCACGTGTTTCCACTGATTCAGATGAACAGATGGGAAGCGTTAAAACACAAAAGGACTATTTTGAAAAGCTCATTCATAGTAATTCTGAATGGATATTTGCCGGCATATATGCAGACGAGGGCATTTCCGGCACCTCACTCAATCACCGGGAAGCATTCAATCAAATGATAACGGATGCACTTGATGGCAAAATCGACCTTATTATCACCAAGTCACTTTCAAGATTTGCACGAAATACTGTTGATGCTCTTAATGTAATTCGAAAACTCAAAGTGAATAATATCGGTGTTTATTTTGAGAAAGAGGATATTAATACTTTGGATAGCAAAGGTGAATTTCTTATAACTCTTATGTCAAGTCTTGCCGAGGAAGAGTCACGTTCAATTTCCGAAAACATTAAATGGGGACAACGTAAGCGCTTTGCGGATGGCAAATATTCACTTCCATATAAACAATTTCTCGGATACAAAAAGGGTGCTGATGGGTATACCATACAATTTGGAGAAAGTCCAGAGATATTTAATAAGATAGCACTATACATTAAACAATTTTATTCTACAAGATATATTGACACAGGTATTGCCATATTTTCTGTTGGAGCACCTTTCCTACGTCCATATTCGTCTATGTCTTCGACTTCCGCAGTATCATCAGTTATAGCAACAAACTTTTTACCTGCATCCATAAGTCTTGCGATGGTTTCATTTTTAAATCTTGAAATAAAACCTATTTTATCATCCTCGGTAAGATAGACGGCAATCGCCCATTCATCATATTCATTTTCAGGTTCACGATACAAAAGAAGCTCTGTACCTGGTGTGAGTGAATCAAGTGCCGCTTGTTCCTCTTCACTTTCTATATGAAATTGCGAACCTGCGATACCGGTTTTCAAAACAAGAATTTGCGTTTCTTTTGGTCTTGAAGTATCTTGTTTGAACATTCTTCCGCGAAGTGAAGCAGGTGCTTCTTGCATCATTTTATCCATGCTGTACTGTTGCCTCCTTCATTCTCTCAATTTCATTTGTTAAGCGAGCTCGCTCTTTTGAAGCTTCATACAATCTGTGTTCCAGCCCTGCTTTGTATTCAGCAAGCTTATCGGGATTTGACAGTGTTTCTGCTGCAGTGTATGGGAACTGAGTTTTTAGACTTTCCATATCGCTCATTACTTCATCAATATTTTGTTTATAACGTGTCCATTCCTCTTGGATTGCAGCTTCTTCGGAAGTCGGAATAAAGCTCTTATATAGTTCCGATGCTAAAGTGTAATCAGTTGTGAAACGTTCATCTGCCGTTTCTTCTTCATCACTTACATCCAACTCCATTGAAAGTTCAAATGCCATACCTTCGCCATCAGCACTTGTAAGCATATCATAGGATTCTATGAGCCTTTTATTTACAAGATTTTCACAGCCGCGTTTTTTCAGCCACAGCCATGTCTCTTTATATATTTCATCAGCACCGAGCGGCATTCCGTTTTTCTGCCTTGCGGAAAGATAATCACCGGGCTTTGGCATATCCGCACCATGCAATACCGCACCTTCCGGTAAATCCACCGCTTCAAGCTCCGTCGTTTCAAGTTCCGGTATATCATTGTTCATAATCTGTACGGGCAGTCCCTTTTGTATTTTCTCGACAGCAGACATCGGTTTATCTCCTGCCCGTACACGTCTGCCGCCTCTGTTCGTTCCGTCTTTTGCCACTGTTTTTTCACTCCTTTTTATCCGCCGGGGTATATCCCCCCTTTGAACCGGCTTTTTTGCGCACGAAGGGTCGGGCCCGTTCTTCTGTTTTTAGTCTATAGAGATTGAGACGGGGGCTTCAGCTTACCGCACCCATCAGTTTTTTATATGCTTCGTATTTAATTTTCCAATAGTTATTTTGCTGTGATTTAATCTCCCAATCCAAAGAGAAATCACCGGCTTGTTGTAGTTTTATTGAGTTACAAACTCTATGCACCAATTGACAATTCGACATAGAGTGTTCACCGCCAACAGAGAGCGGAGTTATGTGGTCAATAGTACCACCCCAATTATTATCACAGAATTTATCAATATGAACAGGCAAGCCGCAAATTTGGCATATTCCTTTATCCCTCTCGTACAAAACTTCGTATGAAACTTCCTCAACGAAATTCTCATGCAGTTGTTTTTCACGTTGGCGTTTTGCTTTCCTCATGTACTCTTTATGCCTTTGGGTTTTATGTTCAACATTTCTTTCGTATCGGTCAGCACAACTTTTGCAACAAAAAACAGAGTGCTTATCTCCACGCTCTGTAATAAACTTAGTATTGCACTCTTTGCAGACAACAATTCGAGGTGTATATCCTTCTGCCCATTGTTCTCTCTTCATTTTAAGATTTGAATTGTAGCAACAGTCATCCGAGCAATATTTTTTTTGCGGATATATTGTTTCAAACACCTCTCCACACCACGCACATTCCTTTGTGAAAATATGTTTTCCCTTTGGAGATCTCGGTGGATGAGCTTCTCTAAAAGCCTGTCTTGAACACTCAACACTGCAATATTTCATTCGATAAGCACTATCTTTCCAAAACGATTTACCACAGTGTTGGCAAACATAATATTTTTTCTTTTGTGCGTTTGCGTATTGACTGCCACAACTTCTTGAACAGAATTTCTGATGCTTATCTAATGTTTCAAATTCTGCATCACAGTTCAGGCAAACTTTTTTATGATATGTTCTTGCCATTGCTCTTTCTTTCATTTCCTGTGTTTCGGTATCCATCTGCCGCCTTCTTTTGCCGTTATTTCCGAGTGGCACGCTTTACATAAAGACATAAGATTCTCACAATCATGCGTTCCGCCTCGTGACAACGGAACAATGTGGTGAACCTCCTCAGCCGGGGTAAGTCTGCCGTTCTTTTTACAGGCTTCACACAACGGGTGCTGTGATATGTATCTGTCACGGATTCGTTTCCACGCTATGCCATATCGTTTCTTCATCTCCGGGGAACGGTCATATTTCTCATAGCGTTTATTCTCTTGTCTTTGATGTTCCTCGCAGAACCGTCCGTTTGTAAGGTGCGGACATCCGGGAAAGGAACACGGGCGTTTTGGTTTGTATGGCATAATAATCATCCCTTTGCACAGAAAAAGCCCTTGCAGAGATATTCCCGCAAAGGCTTCGTTATATTTTTAATTACATTTTCACTAATGACATAATACCATATATGCAAGTGAATTACAAGTGAACTGAGGTGAACTCTTGGTGAACTCGAGTGAACTCTTTTTTATGAATTTAAAATTGCCGAAAATAACACCAATGCTGTTCCATGCATTTTATACAGCCACCGCTTTGAATAATGCATTTCCTTGGATATCTCCTCCCAATTCATAAGCTGCAAGTATCGAAGCATCAGAAGAGTTTGATGTTCGTCATCTTCGAGCCGCAATATATATGACAGTGCCTCTGCCTTTTTATCTTCAAGCAGGCTTTTTAATTTCTTTACTTCGCTTTCAAGATCAATTATTTTAATTATCATATTTGCCATAGGCGAGTTGTCTTTTGATTCAGTTTTTGGCATATCGTTTATTTTTTGCGTTATATCGGTCACCATATCCTTTAGCATATCTATCTGGTGCTCTTTTCGTTTTACTTTAATATCAATAAACCGTATTTCAGATAAATATTCCTTACTCGTCATATATTTTTTGCCTCCATTCGTAATCTGTTAATCAGCATATTGCCGTCAATATTTGTTAAACTCATAAACCATATAGAGCGGAAGAACCGCTCACAGTCTCTTTTTAATCCTCTGCAGTCATGCCTTAACGCCTTTCTGTAATCCTTGACTGCTCGCATAATAATGGCTTCAGCCAGAATTGTATAATTATGTTCCATTAATCAGCATCCAGCTCCTTTAATACGGATTTTACTTCATCAAGGCTCCTGACTACTACTGCGATACCACAGGCTTTATGTATATTCCTGATATTAATATCCTGAAGCACGGTTGTTCTGCCTTTTGCCGTTTTAACCTCAAATGCCACAAACCGTCCGTGATAGCAGCATATAATATCGGGTACCCCGGCACTTCCGTAGCTGCCGCCATGCTCCTTGAAGCAATAACACTTATCCAGTGACCGTAAATATTTTAATATTTTGTTCGTTATATCTTTTTCAAGCATATCTTTTCTCTCCTTCCGTAACCACTGTAACTCATATGTAACCGCTTTTTATATACCTTTTGGTAACAGCTGAAAATGCATGAAACTCAAGATAAGATATAATATATATTAATATAAATAATATATATTGGTATATGTAACCCACGTAACCCATGTTGCACAATATCATACGCGCGTATAATTCTGTAATAATATATTTTTCAATTTTATCTATATATAGTGTATTGCGCAACACAGGATACGGGTCACATAACTCTGAAACCCTTGATTTTACTTGCTTTTTGCGTTACTTTTTGTTTTTCAAAAGGTTACGATTACATAAGAGGTGTGATATAATTACTGTCCTCCGTCAGTTTTATAACAAACACCTTAGTCGGGACACCATTGATTCTTTTAGTTGTCTGCATCTTTGTTATTCCGTCTTTAGTTCCAAATGTTTCTATCAGCTCACGCTCTTTAAACCCTCTTGTTATTTTGCCGTAGTCAAAGTTGTTTTCCTCCAGAGCATTTCTTAAACAAGACGGTATCACATAGCATTTATCATTTTCAACAATACCATAGCATGGATTTGCGTCCGCAGAAAACCTTGAATAATTACTCGTTATCCAGTCAATAACAAAATCCCAGGCACGGCTTACAGTATCGGTTTTTACGAGCTGTTCATTGTTTTCAAGTATCTCTACACCCAGATTCAAAGCCTCATTCCACGCAGATTCCCTGTCTGCTTTGAATACAGCTATTGATGAATAATAATCCCCAAGACACACTACACTTACATTATCCACATACGCAGACTTTCCGTACTGTTCCACAAGCTTTGCACACATTTTCCCATAGTCGCTCATTATATCCGTATCTTCCATAGCGGTAATGTATTTCATATACTCCCTGCCCGCATAACCATAGTTGTTTTCCGACATAATATGTAATTCATGTGCCGTATCGCTGTCGGACACAGGCTTACCGTAAATTTCAAACACTCTTGTCAGAACACCGTCATTTGAATTTTCTTTTGACAATGCTTGCTCGCCCGATGTAATAATAATATTTCTCCATGTGAGCATCTCCTGTACACCACCGTCTTTTGTGCCTCTGAGCCTTCCAAATCCGTTCGAAAGTCCATAGATTATAGTCTCGGAGAACAGCCTTTTCTCGTTCAACACCTGCAGTTCGTCAATAGCAAACGGCAAATTATTTAGTGTCCCCGCTTTTCTCTCCAGACCCACTGAAGTTGCATTAAAACTACCCATAAGCTGCAGAGGATTTCCCCACACAGATATCCCTGCTTTTATCGCCGCAGTTTTACCGCTTTTTGAGTCATGCCATATGTGTATAAAAAACACTCTATGCTTTAGCGGCAGAAGCAATAGCGATGCGAAAGACGCCGCTGTCAAAAACCGTGCAAACACATTTTTACGCAGTTTAGCTATACTGTTTTTCCAATACTCATAGTCTCCCTGCACCTCCAAAGCTTTTACAATATCCATAGCCTCATTATAGTCGGTATCAAAATACAGATCACCCTTTGCATCATACGGATAGAACTTCTTCCCTATCCAACCTATTCTCGATATCGAATCCATAAGCGGAATACTTTTTATGTTCTTTTCTTCATATGCACACAAGTATGAAATAACATCATTAGCTGTCTCAGATGATATAGGGAGTCCAAAATCCGCATATTTTATAATCGATGCCCGATTAAATATCTGAGAGCGCGGAGCTATAATCTTTTTCCACCTGTTATCACGGTAAAATGCAAGGCACACCTTTTCGGATTCTGTATCAATATTTTCATAACGCTTGTATATTACCATAGGCGACGGGCACACCGTAACTACGGCACTGCCATCTTTTGAATACACAGTTTTTTGTATTCCATACTCCATCGTCACTCGCCAGTTCGCAGGCTGAATCGCACCGTATAAATCAATTCCGGTAAGGTTTAAAGGCATATCGGTATCCTCTACCACAGTAACAGAGCGGTTTTGAAAATCAACTGCCTTTTCAAAATCCTTTATGGAGCATTTTCCCTTTATCTTTTGCTTGAATTTTCCGTATGCGGCAGGTGCAGATTTCTTTGCATACGCCATAAGCTTGATTGTTCTGTCCTCAAAAATCATGTCCTCATTTATTTCACCGTCAGCAAGCTCTGCGGCTTGTTCTGCCATAGACAGTACAGCCAGAGCAATCGGAGCTTTGACGTTACAGTTTCCACAGTTTTCAAAGCCGAGCCTTGTCTTTATGTACTCACAGGTATGGGGCTTGTTTTCTTCTATCGCATGACGGATTTTATCATCTGTTTCGGTTCTGCTGTACTTGGGATATGGTTTTGAAATCTCATGTACAAAGTCTACTCCGTCCCGAGCCAATGACATATTCGTAATCAATGCGTACCATTCAGGCTCTGATAGCTGTGCAGCAGTATTCTTGCAATGCTGACAAAATTCACACTTATCCATAAGCCTTTGTCCTGAACCTACAACACCGTCAAACTCTGTTCGTGATGTAACATCATATTTCGGTATATCAACCACAGGTAAACATTCAGATAACTGTTCTTGAGTATACAAAAGCTCCGAATTAAACTTCACACATTCCACCATAACAGGCTCCTGTTTTGAATGATAAAATCCCGGTATCCTCATACATCTGCTTTCATTCTGACACATTGGATCTCCGTCAAACTGTTTTACTAACTGAAGTTGTATTTTTCTGAAATTCTTCACATCCCCGTCCTTTATCAGCCAGTAACAATGAAGTGATTTCCTTGTTTTTACAACGATTGACGGAGGGAGTTGAAAGGAACTGATTTTAGCTTTTTGTTCCTCAAAGCTCCCGTATCCATTTCAACGAACTGTGCATTAACTCTTGTTATTTCTTCATCGGTATGTCCGCCGCTGTTCACAACAAAGAACACACCGCGATGCTTCTCGTTATGCCGCATTAAGGCCGGCAGAATATTTTGAATATTTGATAGCTTTTCTGTATATTTCTGTCCCTTAAACTCCGGATCTTCTGCTTTCCTGTCTGAGAATACACGGATACAAACATTGTCTGTTTCAGAGTAAAATGCTGATAAAAATTTCTTAGTCTCCATAATTGCTTACCTCCTTGCAGTTTATATCAAAATATCTTATCGGAATATTGTGCCTTCGGGCAAACCGTATCTCCTGTGCCATTCCCTCGCTTACAATGCCGCCAAACACCCATAGTTCATGACAGTGTTTCAGAATCTGCAATCCCAACGCCAGTCCCAATTCTCTTTCGGATTGTATGTCATCGTTCAAAAATTGTGTAAGAAACAAATGCGGCACCATAGGTACAAAAGCCTGATTAGCCACATACAGAGCATACATCTTCGCATTCTGAATGTTTGTGTGCGTATCGCCTTTAAACGGACTTGCGACATATACCCATCTCATAAACCATTCGCCGGTTGCAATCTTCTGCCTTTTCTTTTCCTCAAGCTCCAGGTCTCTCATCACGCTGTAAGCGGTCGGATCGGGATAATGTTCATGATTAAAATACTCTGCCATGTCAAATCTCCTCCATATCACCAAAGCTATATCCGACAGCCCCTTCGGCTTTTAGCGGAACATCAAATTCCGGGAACGGTTGCTGTTCCATACAAGACTTAATTACCGCACACGCTTCGTCCTTTTTATCAACCGGGACCTCAAAGAGGATTTCATCGTGTATAGTAAGCAATGGTCTTATGTATGGATACTCTTTCAATTTTGCTAAAATCCTCACCATTGCAAGCTTTAAAATATCTGCCGCCGTTCCCTGTATCGGAGTATTCAAAGCACACCTTTGCCAATATGACCTTGTCCCCATATCCGGTGAATATATGCCTTTTAGTATTCTTCGCCTTCCGAACGCTGTTTCTGAATATCCGGTATTCATTGCTTCATTTTTGGTTGCCTCCTGCCATGACGAGAGCATAGGATAACCGTTTTTAAGATTTGCAATAATATCGGCACATTCAGCTTTTGTCTTTTCAATTCCGGCTTTCTTGAGGTTTCGCATAAGTCCGTTCGGAAACAGACCGTAAAATACTCCGAAATTACAGTTTTTCGCAATAGAACGGTGCTCCTTGTAATGAGGTGCATTTTTGTCGGTTGCCTCATCAAACGGAATATTGTAAATAACTGAGGTTGTTTGTGCATGAATATCTCCGTCATTCATATATGTTTCAAGCATTTTCTTATCACGGCAATACCACGAACCTACACGAAGCTCTATCTGTGAAAAGTCAAAGTCAACAAAGATGTATCCTTCGCTTGCTGTTAAAAAGTTTCTGATACCAACGGGATCATTGTCTTTGCGGGGCATATTTTGAAGATTAGGTGTCCGTGACGCAAAACGTCCTGTATCTGTTCCGAGCTGAAAGAACGATGTATGTATTTTCCCTGTCTCACCGTTCACTGCGTCCAAAAATCCGTCAATGTATGTTGATTTTATCTTGTTCCATTTACGGTACTCATGAATTAAATCCAACAGTGGTAATAATTGCGGTTTGTTTGCCTTGCACCAGTCCTTTAAAAGTATCAGGCTCTCCTCATCTGCCGCTGCCTGATACTTTGCCGTAGTTTTAAGTACGGGGAGCTGCAAATCCTCATACATATATTTTTTGAATGCATCGGTTGAGGCATTTGCGCCTATATCAATGTCTTTGCCTGTAAATTTCTTTATTTCATTATGAATTTCAAGTATTTTCTCACCCGCATCAAACTGTTTTTGATACATCATAGTCTTATCTACAGATACACCGTTGTATTTCATAAGTCCCACAAATATAGCTGTCGGTGACTCTATATTATCAATTATCCACCTGTGCCTTGGCAGGTATCTATCGAACCATGAATTTATGAGGTTATATAACTGCAATGCATAATCCGAATCTGCACAGGCATAACGTATGGTTTCATAATCTTCCGGATTCAACTCGTCAAAATGTCTGCCGGCGGTCACCTCTGAAAACTTCGGCAAGTCAGTGTGCAGTAACTGCGGCACTATGGTTTTTAGACCGCTGTCCGATAAAGTTCTGAACTCTGTCTTTGTTTTAAGCGTCATCATCGCCGCAAGGATGGTATCGTAAACAGGCGGCTGTATCAGGATATTATTTGAATACATAAACATTACTTCAAACGCAAGATTATGTGCTATTTTAATTACTTTGCTCTCTGCAAATCCTCGCAGTATTTCAAACATATCAAGATTTAATCTTGTATTTTTATGTGCAATGGGAGCATAGATTCCTGTTCCCTCTTTTACCGAAAATGAAACTCCGACTATGTGAGATTTATGGGGATCGATCGCTGCCATAGGTTCATCCCTGTATTCATCGTTTGGAGCAGTTTCAAAGTCAAAGCTTACAACCTCTGCACCGTTCAAATAGTCTTGCACATCATCAGCACTCCTTGCAAGTGTATATTTTTCCATCTTTATTTCCTTTCTGCAGGAGACAGATTTTTCTGCCCCCTGCACTAATATTTTTAATTAAAGAGGTTCAACCACTTCTCCGGTTTCTGTATTTATAGTTACAGCTTCATCAACATCATTTTCAGTCAAGTCAATATTTCTTGTAACCGTTCTGATGCTTTCACCATAGGCTTTCATTACCTCAGTCTGCTCCGATGTAAGCTTTTCAGAAAGTGAGAACTGCACCTGTGAATATGTAATTCCGGTATTATTTGTTGCCTTTTTTAGAGTAAGCTTTGTAACAACGCCGTATGAACGCAAGCCCTTTGTCACTATTCTCTTTGCAAGGTAATCTGACAGTGATTTTAACGATGTCGGCGGCACAGTTACCACTACAGGATATAGTTCTCCGCTCCTTAATATATACAGCCTGTGTGCATTCTTGCACGCCTTGCTCTGCCCGTCCTCACCGCTGCCGAATTTGTTATACGGGCATTTTGCACACTCACCGCCGGGATTTCCGATACCTGTGCGGTTATCTGTCGAATAACAGCTTGGCGCAATGTTCTACCCGTTATATTTTTCTGTCCAGAAGTTGTTTAACGGATAGTGGTCTACAATAACACCGACTACTTCTTTTTCACTTTCCGGAGAATCGGGATCCTCCCCCGGAACTTCAAACGCCAGACCTCCTCCTGCAGGAATCTTCACCTTATCAAGGCTGATGTTTAAGCCGTTTAATTCCTCAGCAATACCTTCTGTAACATCACTGCTTACATTCGGGATAATATATCCGTTGTTGGTTTTTGTTAATTCGTTACTCATATTAAATACTTCCTTTCCTTATTTCGATTTTCTTAAACCTACTGTTACCTTATCAAATACATTTACCTTGCCTTCAAGCCAGTCGGGTAAAATATCATCATTATCTGCCATCTGCTCCTTAACAAAAGCGGACAGCGAATTTGCGTTAACGTTCTCTGTGATAAGTGAGCCGTAGCCCTCAGAACGAAGTGCTTTAAACAACTCGTCCTTATTTTCTTTGTTCGCAGAGGCATAAGTTTTTGTTGTAAGATAGAAAAGCGTTCCCGCTCTTTGGAAGCTCTGTGTTTCGGTGCTTGCCATAAGCTGCGACAATTGAAATTCCGCTTGTTCAATTTCAGCGTTGTTAGCTTTTGTTTCTTCTGCAAGTTCAGCTTTTCTTTCCTTTAACTCCTTAAGCCTGTCCGCAAGTTCAAACATATCTGTCATTTTAAAATCGACCTCCAGTCATCTACTATTTTCGTTGCAATATTTTCTTTTTGCTTTAATGCTTTTAATACAGTTTCGTCAATCGTGTCCTTTGCTACAAGGTGTATGTACTGACACACATTCCTCTGCCCGATACGATGTATTCTCGCCCTTGCCTGAGAGTAATCGGCAAAGTTGTATGATAAACTATAGAACACCATAATGCTTGATGCGGTAAGCGTAAGACCCATACTTACGGTTTGCAGCTGACCTACAAAAACCATGCATTTGGGATTGTTTTTAAACTTGTCCACTTCCGTTGAGCGATCCTTAACCTCGCCGCATATACGGGAATATTTAATATTTTTCCTATCAAGCAACTTACAAATCTCTGTTATTTCGGGAATAAACCTTGCAATAACCACAAGCTTTTTATTCTCGGAAATTGCCGTATCAACAATATCTTCAAGAGCGTCAAGCTTTGCCGAGGATATCTGCTCATAACACTCCGACTCTGTATCCGGGCGAATGAATCCGCCTGTTATCTGCTGCAATCGTAACAGTCGTGTCAAAATATTTGTCGCTGTCACTTCACCCTTAGACAGTTCCATATAGCTTTCTTTGACAAACGCACTGTATAACCTTTGCGCTTTGTTCTCCAAAGTAATCGGTCTGATTTCATCAATCATATCCGGCAAATCAAGCGCTTCGGCTTTTGTAACGCGGAACGCTATACTGTGTGCTTTTTTTACAAGCTCCGGCAGCTTGCGCCAGCCGACAGGCTGATTATATATACCGAGTATCGCATATTCATTCTTGAAAGCATAAAAGCTTTTACCGAATATTCTTTTGTCCAAAACTTTATACTGCGAAAAAAAGTCCAGCGGATTGTTTTGAATCGGCGTTCCCGTTAAAATCAGTCTGTATTTGCATGTCTTTGCAATTCGATGTGTTGCTTTGCTCATCTTCGCAGTCGGATTTTTTATCCTGCTGCTTTCATCACAAATGAGGAAATCGGGTTTCCACTCTGTAAGCTCTTTTTCAATAAGAGAGATACTGTCATAATTTACAACAGCTACTTCAAGTCCCTTATGCGGTATTGATTTTAAGAGTTTCACCTTATTTGCCGATGAGCCATGCAGTACCGATAATGAGTATGGAAAATCAGCGAATTTAGAAAATTCCTCCTCCCACACCGTAACTATTGATTTAGGAGCTAAGATAATCAGGCGCTTTATTTTTCCGCTTAAGTACGCTCTGCCGACAATGGCAATTGATGTTATCGTCTTACCACACCCCATCTCCATGAGCAGTGCAAAGCCGGGTGAAATTGCTCTGTTTCCAACAATCCCCATACCCCGGCAAGCAAGATTATATCCTTTAAGCTGATGTGCATATGGTGTGACTGTAAGAGGTGCTGAAATGAATGTTTGAGGTTCTTCCAACCCCTCACATACATACTTCTTTTTCTTTTTACGAAGCTCGCTTGATAACTCACAACCCAGCAAATCCAATGTTTCAATATTGTCCGTTCCGAAAGGAACGCTCCATGCTTTTTCTTCCGGATGCCATAGCCTGCCCGGTATTTCCTTGATACTCTCTTTTTGAACAAATGCGTCATAGATAAAAATGCTGTTATCTCTGAATACTGCCCTCATCAAATCTCCTCGTCTGTTTTTGTATTCTGAAAGGCACTATACTCACGCAAGGGATTTTTAGTAAATTTTGTTATGATGCCGCAGAGTATTCGTTTTTCTTTATTGCTTATTTTGCTTATTAAGCTGTACAGAAAATTCTCTTCATCATCGGTAAGGTAGTTTTTATAGCTTCGGTATTTGGGATGTATGTACACACCTCCTCCCTTGCCCTGCTTTGTATAGATTGGGGCAATGCTGCTGAGATACATTATGTCTCTATGAATTGTGTCTATTGAAACATTAAATCTTTCTGCAAGTTCTGAACGAGTTGCTTGTTTCATCAATGTCAGATATTCCGGTATTCTTGTCCTCCGTTCACTAACACAAAGTTTGTCCGTTATCAT